GGAACCTTTTTTGAACACCCCACTTTGTGTTTTCTGAGATGGACCGTGACTCTTCCTGGGCCATGGATGAAAGGATAGTTAGGAACAGCTCACTTTTGCTATCAAGTGTATCGAGGTTCTCTTTTTCGCCTCGAATCTAAAAGGATAAAAAGGAAACCCAATACACAGAAGAATGTCAATAAAAAGGTGATTTTGGACAAAAAAAAGAAACCCACCACAACGAATGTGATGAGTTGAACTTTGGTTTCTGTATATACTCGTAGAGCAATTTATAAGATGTGTTTTATAAAATTAATGCTATCCATACAAAAAACAGCAAATTTTAAAAGGCCTTTTTAAAAAACGAGCCTTCAGTTTGCCCTATAACGGCTTTTTTTAGAAATTAGGTCCTGTAAGTTCGTCTTTAAGCTTTATCCCCTAAAATCGCTTATAAACCCATTTTTTAAAGAAAAGCAGCAAACCCACCAAGATTCAGTCTAAGTTCGGTACATTTCCGAGCCTAGATACCTTCTTGGCGGGTTCCTTTTACCGAGCAAAATAAAAAGCCCACCACATTGTGATGAGCTAAACTTTTTTAATGGATTGAAAGCTTTTCTGCATAAGAAAAGGGAATTGTACAATTCCTACCTGTGCATTTATATGCATCTTCATCATGCATTTTATCTATAATCTCCTGGGAGTTTAAATGCCCAACTTCTGCTATAACTGTATCCAATATTTCAATTTCCTGAGGAGTTAGTTCTTTGATTTTAAAACCTTCCACCGGGTAAAACTTATAGCCCATACGATCTAAATCATATAGAACTGTTTCAAATTCCACGCCATCCAAATCTAAAATCTGTTCATATCCTTCTGGTACTGCACCCATAGGTAAAGCGCTATACACTAGGCCAGTTATAGATTTTCCTCTTCTTTTATAGCTAACACTATCTCCATACCATAGCATCTTCATTAACTTTACTTTGTGAAGACTGGAAACTTTTGAAGCGTAATAATTAATGATTTCTATCACTTTATTCAAATTCAGTTCTACCCCACCAGTTATAATGTCATCAACAAAATCAGCATATAGGGCTTGAATCGAATCCATCAAGTAACGATTTTTCATTCTTCTGAACTCTGTGCTTGCTGATTTATGATATTTGTCATAGGCTTTATCGGAGATTTTACCTTTAGCTCTAGTTAACATTTGTAGAAACCATTTAGGATCTGAATCGATTTTTCTTAGTACATCGTCATGAGCACGATCCTGGACTTGATGGTTTTCATATCTTGTAATTGTAGCTCTTCCCCAGTCTAAGATTTCTGAAAAGTCCTTTTGACTTACTTCATACTTATCTCTAATCCTAATGATTTCTTGAGAGGTTAATAGACCTACTTTTTCTCTATAAGCATCTTTCATCGCTAGGCTATTAGCCTTGATCATATCTTCTGTTTCAAGATATTCATCTGCATGAGCACAATACTCATATGTTGCATCAAAGGATACTTCTATACCTTTAAACTCTTCTATATCCTCTAGAATAACTGTTTGCACTTCATGCTCTTCCATACAGATGAGACATAATTTCTTTTCTTTTTTAATTGTTTTCATTTTTCTCACCTCAAACTTTCTTATATGGAAAGTCACTTTCTTTGAAATCCCACTCAGAGTAGTGGAATGACATCACCATTATAAAACTATCTCCGCTAGCATGGGCAATACTAACCAATTCTACTCGTATCTTAATATATACGTCATCTCCTGAATATTGTTTCCCAAAGACTCGCATTTCACTCCGTTTGGGAAATCTTGTATCCTTCACTGTTTCAATGTATTCCTCAACAGTAAGAAGTGACAACTCCCTTTTTAATGCTTCAACCTCATCTTCATCAGGAAATAATTGTCCCATAGTATATCTATTTGTATATTTCTTATTACGGCCCTGATCAACATTTCTGTCTTTTTGAAAATTAATGGTCACAGAACCACTCTTGATTGCATATTTTAACCTGTCAATATAGGTCTGAACTTCTAGTTTGGATTCTTTTCTTTTAACTTCTGTTATCTTGCTCATCTTTATTATAACACTCCCCATGGTCAAGGTCAATAATTTTGGTATCAATTGATGCCAAAAATTTGATTTTAAAATCTCCTAACTTATATTGTATACCATATAACCCTATCTTTCTACATAGAATTACATTTTTATCAATGGTTAATCCTGTTGTATCAACATTTTAAGGCATTTCTATTTTGCTTTCAATTTTATTTATAAATAAAAAATAACCCACCAAGTAGCTTGATTACTCCTATCAGGCAACTCAGTGGGTTTCATTATGTGTTTTTAATTTTGTCTTGTTTTTCTTTATTTTTAAAGAATACTGTTCCATTTATAAAAAAGCATTACTACTTTTTTACTGAATAATATTTTTGCATTCTATGAATAGGCTGGTCTGGAATTGTTCTTTTTATTTTTCCCTGATCTATTAGAGGATTAAGGATAAAATTTCTAAAAGCATTCTTAGAAGAATATTTCCCTAAAAAATCAATCATCTCAGTCATCTTTTTTGGCTCTTCACAATATTTTAGTAAAGCCTTCACCTCAGGTCCTTTTAAAAACTCTTTCTTTTCTAATTGATATTTTGCTTTTTTCCTTCTTTTCTCCTGTTCTTGAAAGGCTCTGTAGTTTATTGGCGATCTCCACTCAAAACCGGAATTGAACCGATAAACAATTTGACCATCTTCTATAATAGTGCCTCTTTCAATGAAGCGCTCAAATAGTTCAGGTTGAAACTCCGGTGCATTTAGGTAATAGCCAAGATCGTCTCTTCCTACATCTAGATAGATTGACAGAACCTTTCTAAGGGTTTTTATCTCCTCCTCTATCTCGGCTTGCTGTTCTTCTCGGGCCATAAAATCAACAATTTGCTCTCTTATCTTCATAATCTCTTCTGTCAAATGATCCACCAGTTTTGCATCTTTTCCTTTTCTGCCCAGCTCATCTTCAACCGCTTTATAAAGCTTCTGGTTTAAATCATCTTTGTCTTTTTCTAATATATCTCTTTGCATTTCTTCCTCTGGCTTTATTCGCAAGTCTTCAATGAAGGCATCAATGTACATGTTAAATGCAGGGTTGAATTTTATGTCCATCATTAGCTGAGAGAAGTTTTCTTCAACATACTCCTGGTTAAGGTGCATGGAATCACATTGGCCTTTCGATGATTGATTGCAGCACCACCACCTCACCTCATAATTTTTCTTCTGTCTGTTGATGGCTCTACTATATCCCACTAGACTTCCACATTTACCGCAATAGAATTTTTTTGAAAAAGATTCATTCTTGCCGTGGTCATCTGGATATTTTTGATGGCTCTTTTTCCGTTCCTTTTCATTTGTTTCAGTCAATTTTTGAACCCTTTCCCACTGCTCTTCTTCAATAATTGGTTTATGGTGATTCTCAATGAAATACATAGGCAGTTCTCCAGAGTTTTTTACACGTTCGTTTACCAAAGTAAGACCTGAATGAAACCTCTGATAGATGTAATTTCCTCGGTAAATTTCAGAGCGCAGTATCCTTCCAATGGTGGTGTCAGACCACGCTCTTTGTCCACCAGGAGTAGGAACCCCTTCAGATATTAGTAAATTTCTTATAGCCCTAATTGTCGTTCCTTTTTCATACTCATCATAAATCCGCTTCACAATTTTTGCTTCTTCATCGTTTATTACCCATTCTTTATTTTTATTGTATTCATAGCCGTAACCTTGGACTGCAGGCCTTACAATTCCTCTTTGGGCTAAGCTTCTTCTGCCCCAAGCAATGGCTTCACCGATATTGACACTTTCTTCCTGCCCAAGTGCGGATAACAGATTAATCAGGACATTACTTTTACTGTCAGATGCTCTTAAATTTTCACGTTCGAACCATACATCTACGGGCGGGTCCAAGCTTTTTAGCATGTTCAAATAGGTTAATGTATCTACAGTATTTCTAGCAAATCTAGAAATTGATTTTGTAATAATAAGGTCTATTTTTTGAGCTTTACAGTCTTCTATCATTCTTTTAAACTCCACTCTGTTCTCAGTGGATCTTCCACTTTTCCCATCATCTATATAGATATCAGCTAAGATGTAGCGTGGGTCCTTGAGGATTAGGTACAGATAATATGAATATTGAGTTTTGATGCTTGTTTTTTGCTGCTCCAGTTCTGTAGAAACACGAACGTAGGCAGCCACTTTTAACTTCTTTTCTCTAATAACAGGAACATTCGTCCACATCACCACAGAATTACTCAATTGTTTTTGAATATTTTTAACCATTAAGTTCGGCTCAAGTTTTCTTTCTGCTATCATATTTGCGTCCTCCTCATCTACATAATTTAGATCACCCCCTTTCTCCAAGGTGGTTTGATTGTTTTGCACAATTTCAAATTCAGGTTCTATGTCGACCACAAAATCCCCTTTAGGATACACTTCTGAAGAGGACTCTTTTATGTTAGGTTTTATGGGTTTACAGATTCCAACTTCAGTTTCTTTACCATCAATCCAGTAAACTTTATAATCATCTTTGGAGTAGATATCCATGGAAAGAATCCAAGCTCTCATGTATTCAATTGTTGCTTTTTCTGAGAATTCTTCAAATGTTTTAATATTCTCAAGCCAGTTTATGGAGTCCAGGCGATACTTCCTATCATCTTCGATTTCTACAAGCCGATTCTCAAATTTCGCATAATCCCTTTCCATCTGATTAATATCTTCATCTGTAAATTGAATATCTCTCAACCTTTTAGCCAATTGAATCTGCGTCAAGGCTTTAAGTCGATGGAACTCAAAGTAGTCATTCTGGTTTATTCTAATCAACATTCTTTGTAGCATTTTAATAAGCTTTGGATCTTCAATATCAAACTTTACTCTAAAGGCTTTAAGCATCATTTGAACCATTAGGTCTTCCCTTATAGTTGGTAAGCTGCAGAGGCTTTTGCTGGTTATGGCAGAGACACACTTAAAATAATTCCATGGATTAATTCTATTCCTTGTAACACTTTGACCGCAATTGCCACATTGAATACGCTTTGACAACGGATGAGGCATTGATGATTGAGGTTTGGATTCTTTTTTATTCTTGTTTCTGCCTTCCTGAACCCGATCAAAGACTTCCTGGCTGATAATCGCTGGATGGTGATTCTCTATAAAATATTGATCCCGTATCCCTTCTGATGACCTTCTTTTATTGCTCATCAGGTCTCTTGTGATTTTTCTGGTCTTTGCATTTCCTGTATAAGCAATGTTTGATAAGATTGAAGCTATCGTCTTCGGCCCCCACAGCTCCTTCCCGAAGTAGGTCTTAATCCCTCTCTTGGTTAGTTCACCTGCGATAGCGTTATTACTCATACCGTCAAGATGCATTTGATAAATCTGTCTAACAACGTGGGCCTGCTCTTCGTTGATTGTAATAACTGTCTCATTACCAACTTTTGTTTTATCATAGCCGTATGTGTGCCCGATGCTAACCTTACCTTTCATCATTCTTTTTTCATGCCCCCACTCTATAGCCTGAGAAGTAGCCTCAAGCTCTCCTTGGGCAATGCTGGCATAGGTTTTTAGAAGGTAGGTTGTATCACTTCTGGTGCTTTCAATATTTTCCGTTTCAAAATACACTGTGATATTTAATTCTTTAAGCCGCTCAATGACTTCAATGAGTTCTTGAGTGTTTCTTGAAAATCGAGATACATTTTTTACAAGAATTAAATCAATTTTGTTTTCTTCACAATGTCTTAACATACGGGTGAATCCTCTTCTTAATGAAGCTTTTCTTCCTGTTACTAGATCATCAAAATAAATACCAACAAAGGTCCAATTGTCCCTGCTATTTATCACATGGGTGTAGTGGCTTACTTGACTTTCCAATGAATGGGACATTCCCCGTGAATCAAGACTCACCCTACAATAGGCTGCTACTTTGATTCCTTCACGTTTACTATAAAGTGGACTATCATCTATCTTTTTTAGAGGATCCCATAACGTATTGATCCACAAGCTTTTATCTATTTGGTCCATTTAAAAACTCCTTTCCCTTTAAAAATTGTACTTGGTTCTAATGTTTGCATGGGCGCAAAACTATTGCAAGTACTATCTTCATATGGCAAAGGGGTATTTTATTTGCTTAGATAAATTCTTCTCTTGTAACTGCTACTCGTTCTTCCCACGTCTCCATCCGTGAGCTATTCTTTTAACTCCACATTTAAAAATAAATTCAATCTCATAACCTTTATGGAGAATGCCTCTTTCAACAAGCTTTTTAAATTCAGTGGCATCAAAAGTTTCAAAGCTACTTTGGTTTTCAAGATATGTTATTAAGGCTTCTAAATTCTGCCTCATATAGATTTCCTCGTCCTGGCTTTTGACAAGTGCTTCATGTTCCTGCTGGTAGATTTGTGATTCATAAATCATATTTCTAAGAGTTGCATCATAGATTGGGTCATTGGTAATACTTTCTCTCATGGCCATTTCACTTATTCGGTCGTTAATTCTATCGATAATTTCTTCAAGTTCTTTGAGCCTTTCTTTTTCATCATATGTTAAACTTACATCCTCAATGGCTTCCTCACCCTCAGCTTTTATAATGTCAATTTCCTCCGTCATTTTTAGAAGCATTTTGTTATATGCTGCTTCTATAACCTCTTCCCAAACATACTTTGAACGGCAGTCAAAGTCAGCTTCTACTTTTTGGGCCGCCAGTCTGCAGTGCCAAACGGTGAACTTGTAGGGCTTACCATCTTTCTTTGATGTAATTCGCCTTCTATGAACCGGCATTCCACACTCCCCGCAGTAAAGCATATTTGAAAATGGTGCCTTTCCACTATAGGTTCTATGGTATTTCCCATCGGGATCGTGCTTCATTTTACCTCTTCTATCCAGTTCCTTTTGTACATAATTCCAATCTTCTTCAGAAATAATCGCAGGATGATTGTTCCGTATAAAGTACTGCGGTTTATGGTTTTTATTTCTTACTCGCTTATGGGTTAAAGGGTCCAGGGTCACTGACTTCTGACAAAGTGCATGACCACAGAATTTTTCATTTCGAAGTATTTTCAAAACGGAATCACTGGTCCATTTGGTATTATCCCTTGCAGTTTTTACTTTGTCTTTTGTTAGACCCTTTGCTATTTGCACCGACCCTTTTCCAGAGATAAACTCTTGAAAGATTCGCCTTACGGTTTTTGCTTCTTCTTCATTTATAATAAGATTTCCTTCTTCGTCCTCGTCATAGCCTAAGAAGTAGGTTGTTGGAATATGAGGTATTCCTTGAGAAAACCTCTTTTGAACACCCCAGCTAACATTAGCACTTATTGTACGGGACTCTTCCTCAGCTATGCTAGATATTATTGTGAGTAGGACTTCAGATTTTGAGTCAAGGCTGTCGATGCCTTCACGATCGAAAATCACCCCGACCCTCTTATCCAGACTTTTAAGCATCCTCACATAGGTTAAACAATCCAGGGTATTTCTTGCAAATCGGCTGATGGATTTTGTGATGATGTAATCAAATTTTCCTTCCTTGGCATCTTGTATCATTTGATTGAATCCAGTTCTGTATTTCGTATTGGTTCCAGTAACACCTTCATCGCTGTAGACCTTATAAAGCTCCCAGCCTTCTCGTTTCTCAATGTATTCTTTAAAGTAAGAAACCTGTAGCTTGTAACTGGACTGTTGTTCTTCTTCATGGGTAGATACCCTGGCATAGGCTGCTACTTTGATTTTTCGCTCTTCATTTCTTCTATAATCAGGGTTATTCATATTTGCAGGGATTACCCTAACCCGAGGATTCATCGTCGATATGTTTCTACTTCCTTCCATCCTGATAACCTCCCCTAAACCTTCCGACTACCGTCTCCTTCCCGTCAATCCATTTGATGGTAAATAAAAAAGGTGACTCCACTTTGATGTGAATCACCCACGCTCTCATAAAAGAGATGTCTAGTATTTGATTAATTGCTTTATCGGAACCTTTTAATTCTTTTAATCGGTTTAGAGAGGATTCCCTAAATTCATAGTCCTTATCGAAGTCTTCCCATAACTTAGCTTTTTTTGCGATTTCTTTTTCAATTTCTTGTCGCTTTTCTTTTAACGCCTCAGTATCAAGATTTTGAAGAATAGCCTTATTTTCTGCTATCAAGCACTTTTCAAGTTCAACTCGCAGTAGGTTTTGCTCTCGTTCCCTTACAGCTTCAGCACTGGATAATTCTTTCGTCAGCTGCTTAATCAATAATCCATCGTTGGTTCTTTGATTGATGCTGTAGCGCTTTTCAAAACCTTCCTTTAGCAGCTTTTCAATTTCATTTTCCTCAATAGGGTCTGCTTCACAAAGTAGCTCGCTTTTTTTATTGGATGAACATCGCCACATTGTTTTCTCTAGGTTTTTACCGAAGCGATGAAAGTTCTTTCCGCAATGAGTACATATTACTCTGCTAGTAAATGGTGTTTTTTCATACTCACTCCTGTTAAATTCAGATTTATTAACCCTTAGTATTTCTTGAACCTTTTCATAGTCTTCTTTTGAAACGATGCCTTCATGATGGCCTTCTATATAATACTGAGGTTTATGACCTTTATTGATAACTGTCTTATGGGTTCTAAAATCCAGTGTACAGGTCTTTCTGCTAAGGGCATCACCAGCATATCTTTCATTAGTCAACATGCTTCTGATGTTATTGTTATCCCAGTCAATCTCACCCGAACGCTTCTTATATCCTCTTCTAATAAAATGTCTGGCGATCTCTGTCATGTTATACCCATTAAGAAAAAGGTCATAAGCTTCTCTTACAATCTGAGCTTCTTTTTCAATAATGGTCCATTCTTTATCCTTGTTGACCTCATATCCAAAGAGCTGCCCCGCAACAACTTCACCCCTCTCGAATCGCTTTGTATAGGCCCAATCAATATTCTCCGATGTAGCTCGGCTTTCTTCTTCAGCGAAAGTTGCAAGGATTTTTATTAGCAGTGAACTGGTCATGTCTTTGGTGTTCAATCTCTCCTTTTCGAAGATTACGTGAACACCCTTTTCTGTAAGCTGTCTCACAATATCCATTGTGTCCACAACATTCCGCGCAAATCTAGATATGGATTTGCAGATAATCAGGTCAATCTCTCCATTCAGAGCATTTCTAATCATCCGATTAAAACCAATTCGTTTGGTCATATCTGTTCCAGACTTACCTTTATCGGAATAAACTCCTGCGTAAATCCATTCAGGATTAGATCTGATATAGTTGGTGTAATGAATGATTTGATTTTCAAGGGAGCCTAATCGAATCTCTTCTTCACTGCTGACCCTACAGTAACAGGCCACTTTGGGTTTAACTGCTTCTCTTTGAGGTCTAAAATCATTTAATCCTAGTCCTGCATTTATTACTGATACCGCTGAGTTTTGCAGAGGTATCTCTCTAACTCTTTGCTGATTCATTCTTTTTTCCTCCTTCCCTTTTTATCCCTTAACTCGTGTCATATCCATCAAGTCATTTAGTGCAAAGGATAAAAATAATAATCCTCAAAACCTTGTTGTTTCAAAGGTTTCAAGTTTTGTGCGTATTACATATATCACTCAGAAGCGAGTATTTATCAAGTCATTTCTACTATATATAGGGATAAAAATAAGCCGATGCTAAGGGGATAACACCGGCTCTAAATTTAAAAATTTTTCTTAATCGTATTTCATATAGGCATCAAATCCTGCCTTTTTAAGGCGATCCATTAGAGCCTTAGCATTCTCTTTTTTACTAAAGGCCCCTACCTGGACCCGATAGAACTTTTGAGTAGTTTTCGTTTCAGGCTTAGGCTCTACCTCTACACCTTTACTCACTAAATCTAAAATGTCTTTATCTGCCCAGGTCATAATGCCATCTTTTTCATCCATGTTACTTTTAAGAATGGTCCTACCTAAGAGAACACATTCTTTTCCACCTTTAATAACCGGCCTATTGCCAGACTTATCTTGAGTGATTAAATGATAGTTCCATTTCACCCAATTTGGAATAATAGGCCCATTTGGATAATAGCGTTTAGCTGAGGCTTTAATTTCTACAATATCTCCAGCTTCTAGATCATCTTCACTATCAATAGAAATACCTGTTGTAAGACCTTTCTTTACTTCAGCCCTAAAGGTATCCATACTCTCACCATGCTTTGGATACCAGTGCATGGGGTCTGCATGATTGCTGGCTATACCCTGCCTGTGACCTTCAGCGTGACCTATGATATCCTTCTCCGTCAGACCATATTCCTTACAAAGAAAAACACATAAGTCTACTGCATTTTTCCAGGCAGCTCTAAAGTAGGCTTCATTCTTTTTTACATCATAGTTCACCATAGTGGATCCTTGATAGGAGTGTCCTCTCGGCTCGCAGATTTCAATCCCTATATGACTATTATTGGCAGCACCACCTGCATGCCAGCCCCTGTGATTCCAAGGAAGGTACTGCCATATTTCTTTATCGTCTAAAAAGGCATGGACACAAACCTGCCTGTTAATCTCTCCGGCTCTAAAGGACTTATTCCATCTACTGAACCAAGCACCTGCCATTACTCCGGGCGTGGCTGTGGAGTGGATCATAATACCTTTTGGTGTGATCTTACGATTTGCTGTATAGCAGTCATTTCTTGTCATGAATTTGGTTTTTAGATTCACATTAATCCCTCTCTTTCTTAAATTTTGGGTATAAAAAAAGACACCTCCATTGAAGTGCCTTAAAAAGTAGATATTCTATTTATTTTAATGTCAGTGGAAATTTGAACTCGTCCTTTTGGTTCGTATTTTAAATTTATTTACGAACAAAAAAGACGCATCTCATATATTTTTATCCAAGTAGCTTAAATAAGTCCTTGTTATCTATTGCCATCCTTATCACCTCCACTTTTTAGCTGTTCTAAAACATCTACCAGTTTCTTAGGTATAGGTAGTCCAAGCCTTGTAGCATTTTCAATGATGCTGATTCCCTCATTGGATAAATAGAAGAAAATAACTGCAGTCCGAATGGCACTGCCATCACCGATGATGTTCTGGTCAATAATATGGGCCACACCTACTAAAGAGAAAATCACTACTTTCTTAAAAATCCCTCTAGCACCTACATCGCTGGACAGGTGTTTTTCTAAAATTGAGCAAAGAACACCTGTAATATAATCAATAACCACAAAAGCTATCAGAGCATATAAAAACCCATCGTAACCTCCAAGAAACCATCCAAGCCACCCACCGATGGCGGCAAATATCATCTGACTAATATTCCAAACTTCTCTCATGTACTTCCCCTCACTTTCATAAAAGTTTTATCTATTAAAAAGACGCCCTATGAAGGACGCCATTATCTTTTTCTTTAGTATGGAGCGTAATAAACAAAGCCGTTACCCTTAACGTAAAAGCCATCTCCTGGCACATAAATAGCCCCACCAAACATATTACCGTGTGGTGAAAGAGCAAAGCCTGGCTGCTCTACCCCTTCCCAATAAATCCCGTCTGCTGAAGCGTACAGCATATTTTGAGTAAAGAGGGCGTATTTCCCCCAGTCCTTCATCCATACAATGTTTTGAGGATTTGGCGCTCTGTTATCTGCCAGATCTCCATAGTGGGATAGGTTAGTTTCAATCAGCTGGGTTGCGCTATCATTTAGAACACAAAGATTTACACTAAAATTCCCCGGAGATCCATGGTATCTAAAGCGGTGGACAAAGAGTTTGTTATTAACGGACCTAATATACATATAGCGATGATCCAATGGATCTTCTGGAATAGTTGTAGTCCATGCCCAAGGAGAAGCAGAACTTGCTACAGCTATGGATTTATCTCCTCCAACCACCCCTACAAAGGTTCCTTTATGAGCGGTTAAATATTTAAAGATAGGTACTGAGTTTCCATCAGAGCCTGTAAGGGTCCATTCTGTTCTTTCCGTAAGGGAATCAAAGCTGTAATAGACAGGTGACTTATACCACCACCAGCTTACTACTCCTACGTTTCTAGTTATGTCATAGGCTCCAGTCTCCATATGGTTTTGGGCACCTCTACAAAATCCTGCATTATGCCAGGTGATGCCATCAAAGGAAGCGATGATGTTAGCAAGCCCTACGATTCTAGCTAAAAACACACCATCTCCTGCCCATAGGATTTCTGGTATTCCGTGATTCCACCAAGGCACATCGGCAATGGTCCACTGCCCCGTTTGATGGTTGAAATATGACATTCTAGGGTTAGCAGCCCGGTACACGGCTATTTGCGCCAGACCATTATCAAAGACATCAATCCTTGTAGCACTGCCGGTTTGAGGGTAGCCAAAATGATGATAATAGCGTTTTGTCCACTTTAATGTTGGGATGGGAAGGATAAGATTTCCTCTACCACCAAAGGCTGTCCATATGGCCAGTGTATTATTAAATCTTTCATGATAGGTCACTTTACTCCCCCTCCCATACCTTTTCTATAGCTGTAATTCTGCCACTACTATCTGTGGTAAAGTTGTATTTTGCCTTTTTCCCGTCAGCGTAAACAATATCGAAACTTGTCATATCCACTATCAGCGTGGATACTTCTTTTAATAAAAGTTCTGAAAATATTCCTTCTAGAGTAATACTGGTCATACGGCCTGAGTCATCTAAGGTAAAACTGTAATCTGCATGGTACTGATGGGTACTGCCCCTCTCCACTTCATAGGTGACGTGGATCATGTTTTCTTCAATCTTAATGTTTTTTACAATGGTATAGGAGACTCCCAAATCATCTAGCTGAGTCCTAATACCACCAATGGATTCATCCACTTCTTGAAAGTTTTCATCTACATTTTCTTTAAATTCCTCGATGTATTGGTCAAGTGTATAAAGAGGTTTTCCTAGTTCTACTTTCGTGTTTTGAGATCTTAGGATGTCCTTTTCAATGGAGATCACTTTTATTTTAAAATCTACACCAAGAAGCTTATGCTTTACGGTTACAGTGTCTCCAATGCTTACTTTTAAAAGCGGTTTAAAATCCTCATACTCCTTGGTTTGTTCAAGCTGGATAAAATCCACTTGATAGTTAACTGCAAAGCCTGCATGTTCATAAAGGTAGTTCTCCGCCATTTGTCTAAGGCTTTCTTCATCCTTGGCTTCTTTAAAGTCCACTCTCTTGATGAGTTTAAAATCCGGATAGTCTGCTCCTGACCACTGGGCATTAATAAGATATTTCTCTGGCAGGGTTAAGCCTTCTGCCCCTACAGGATAAATTCCTGTTAGGACTTCTTCAGCACTGAGCTTCTCATTAATCCCGGTGATGTTTTTTCCATAGGCTACAGTAACCCCTTTATCATTTAAGTGTCTTCCATTAATCTTTATATGAAAATTATCTCTGAAAATCTCACCCTTCCACCTATTGGCCACCATAAACATGGCCTGTGAAGCGGACCTTCTAATAAAATACTGGGTGTTTAATGCTTCAATATCGCTTTCAATGGTATAGATATCTGTTAAACCTGCTTCATCTAAAACCATCTCCATAGCATCGATGGCCTTTTTATCTACTGCCCTTCGATCTTCGATGAAATAATGATTAAGATCATAAAAGATATGCCTTCCACTAACCCTAAGAAGGTTACTGGGTGTGTCTTTTTCCACATGATAGATCCTAAAAAGCTGTCCATCAGCTTTGATGATATTAAAGGGCTTTAGATACTTTTTCTTCTCTAAATGTAGGGGATAGGAGAGCTTAATTTCATATATTCCGTTTAGCTTTTCTAGGGTTTTACACTCTGAGCACTTATCTAAAATACCTAGACCATTGGTTGAGAAGTTACTTTCCTTCTTGTCATAAATCGTAATCATTATAACCACCGCCAATTCGGGAGAACTTCAAGCTTTGTCACATTCCCAGTCCAGGATATAATATTTTCCCCGGTCTTTAGAAGTGGAAACTCCCCTACCATTTTAGAGTTAAGATTGTTCATGGCGTCGTCATAGCAGTCCTGGATTTCAGAGTTTAAGATGATTTTTCCTTGAGCTCCATTTAGCCCTATGGATTGATCATTAATATTTAATAGGATATCCCCAGTTCCATACACATAAATCACAGGTTCACTCTCTAGGGATCCTGGATTGTTGATTAACTCTCCGCTTGTATTCAAAGTTATTAACTGATTTTGAACTTCATATTTAAAAGGATGGCAGTTAAAAACAACTGGAAAACTTGAAGTGTATTTATAGACTTGGGTGAAGTCGATGGCATTTACCACTTGAGCGATGTATTTCTTATCCTCAGAAAAACTAAAAATAAGGTCACTTTCCCCAGCATTAAAAAGCCAAGCCTTTATGGTATCTAGCCTTTCCACTAAATTCTCTGTATCTATAAGACCACATTCCACCACGATGGTAATATCTTCATAGGTGTTTTCATCGTACTGAACCCTGCCATGCCTTCCTGGAATATCCATATAATGTACTCTTCTTTTAGGAGAGGGAAGGTTAGGCCTTTTAGAAATGACGATGCCATAATCTGTGAAGCTGTTTTTCCCACCAAATGTAAAACTAAGCATTAGCCTCTCCCCCTTCCAAGTGATACTCTTTGACGATAGAACTCCAGCTCATAAGCCAGTTGTTCGATGTCTTTCTCTGTATTGTTTACAAATTTATCTATATTAAGGGTAAGTCCTCCACGACCAGTGCTATCTCCCATAATTTGATTGGTCTGATAATCGTTATAGATTTTACTTCCACGAGGTAGCTCTACAAGCTCTGGTCCAAGTTCTCCTACCATGGTAAGTCCCCCTTGAAAGAAGGAAGTTCCTGCAAAGTTCTTTCTAAAAGGAGTTGTTACTGCATTTACCACATTCTCCGTGATATTTCTAATTCTATTGGTGAAAGTTGCTTCTTTGTTTTCCACCCTCTGATTATTCCATTCACGAAGCCGGTTGATTCCGTTTTGAATAGCATCTCTAACTTTTGAAAAAGCATTAGAAACTTTATCTGCCATGGCTGAAAACTTTCCACCTGTAAGGCTGTCCATGGTGTTTAGTGCTGTACTCCATACAGACTTATAGCCTTCAGTATAGGTGACTATAACACCTCTAATACCTCCACCATTTTCTTCAATTCGACCTTTGATATTGCTCCAAGCTGAAGCTGTGTTACTCTTTAAGAACTCCCATGTTTCATTAGTCCTGCCCTTGACATTGTCCCAGCCATTTTGAATAGACTCACCCATGGAAGATAAAGTTTCGCTGGTACTTTCCTTGATGCTAGTCCATCTTTCACTAATCCCTGTTTTTACATTCTCCCAGGCTTCAGCTGTACTTTCTTTGATAGAGTTCCACCTTTCAGAGATGGCATCTTTCAGTTCTCCTGCCTTCTCCTTAATGGTATCCCAGTTTTTATAGAGGGCTACACCAACTGCAGTAATCCCCACTATAGCTGCTACAGCAATTCCAATAGGTCCTGTTAAGGCTGTAAAGGCGGCAGCTAATACTCCTTTTATTGCAACAAGTCCACCTGCAGCTGCAGAGGCCCCTCCTACGGCGGCTGTTTTGCCTGCGATAGCAAGGGATATCTTAGAGAACGCACCAATAATGGCACCCGCTCCAGCTACAATTTTCCCACCAATAATTAAAAGTGGTCCTACTGCTGCAGCTAGGGCAGCTACTTTTACAATGGTTTCTTGGGTAGCTGGACTAAGATTTGAAAACCACTCCACTGCCCTTTGAAGATTTTCAACTAAAGTCTTCAGATGAGGAACGAGGATTTCAAAGATCTCAATGGCCACTCCTTCAAGTTGAGATTTTAAAATGGTAAGTTGCCCCTGAAGGTTGTCCTGCATAATATCTGCCATTTCACCGGCAGCACCACTATATTCTCTTGTAGCATCTGTAAGCTTTTTATAATCTTCATCGGTGGCATTAATGACCGCAAGCATTCCACTCATGGCTTCTTTTCCAAATAAAGTAGCGGCATATTGGGCCTGCTGTTCTTGAGTCAGGTTTCCAAAAGAACCCCTAAGTTGATCCATCACATCTTTAAAGGGAAGCATATTCCCCTGAGCATCGGTTAAATTAAGGCCTAGTTCTTCAATAATGTCTGCCGCTTGTGATGTAGGCTGAGTAAGCCTGGTAATAGCACCTCTTAAAGTTGTACCTGCTTGAGACCCTTTAATTCCTGCATTGGCCATAAGCCCAAGGGCCAAAGCGGCATCTTCTGCACTATAACCAAGTGAACCAAAAAGTGGTGCCACATATTTAAAGGACTCTCCTAGCATTCCTACATTGGTGTTGGCATTACTTGAGGCACTGGCAAGTAGGTCTGCAAAGTTCCCGGCATCACTTGCCTGCATACCAAAGGCGGTGAGGGCATCAGTGACGATATCAGATACAGAAGCTAAACTTTCCCCACTGGCTGCTGCAAGCATCATGACACCATTTAGACCATCCATCATTTGAGTTGTATCCCAACCTGCCATGGCCATATAGTTTAAAGCTTGGGCAGATTCACTAGCACTAAACTTTGTACTTGCTCCCATCTCTTTTGCTTTATCAGTTAGCTTTTGGAGATCATCCCCTGTTGCTCCTGAGATGGCTTGAACTTTACTCATTTCAGCTTGGAAGTCTGAGCCTATCTTAACAGCTGCAGCTCCAATACCCACAATAGGGAGGGTGACTTTCTTCGTTAGGTCCTTCCCTACGCTCTCCATCTTCTTACCGATGTCCTGCATAGACTGGCCGATTGGCTCTAGGCTTTTACCAAGCTTGTACCAACTAGAGGATTGGACTTCGATTTGTCTATTAATGCTAGTTAGGTCCTGCTCCATCTGAACGAGTCTTGTCCTAGCTTGATTTAGTTTTATTTCTAAGTCTCCAGTAGCCTTAGCATCTTTTCCTTTGGTTTCTACTGACTTTTGATGGGCCTTTTCTAAAGCCTCTACCTTTTGTCTTTGGAGTTCTTTTTGTTTGGTTAGGGAATCAGATTTAGTTCTTAGTTTATCAAGCTCACTACCGTGTTTCCCAAGTTCAGTACTTGCAAGCTTAAACTCCGATTGAACTTTCTTCATCTCTTGATTAAGTTTCCCAATGCCGTTTTGAAATCCAGTGGAGTCAAGACCTACCCTGACATTAAGTTGACCGATATCTGCCATATCCCTCACCTCCTTTTGGGCATAAAAAAAACACCTGATTTAGGTGTCTTGTTCCACTAAAAAAGCACCTGATTATCAGATGCTATTAAAGTAAACTTTGATATTTTTGTCTCCCGTATAAAATCCTCATGATGTTTACCTGTTCTTTTTCTTCGTCAATGAGATAAAACACGATGTAGTTACCTATAATAAGCTTTCGGTATCCTTTCTGTTTCAAAAATTCATCCTCTACATAGTTACAAGAAAAAGGATAATCTTTAAGCCTCATGACACTCTGTTCGATCTTCTCCAAAAGATTAACTGCTGCCCCTTCAGCATGTAATTCTTTTGATATATAGCGGTAAATTTCTTCTAAGTCCTCACTAGCAATAGGTGTAAACTTAATCCGATAGTTTCTACTTTCCATACTTACCTTTTAATCTTTCAAATACATTTTCTGCATCTTCTAGGGGCGCTCCATTTTTAAGTTGCTCTTCTGCTTTGGCTAGCTTCTCATAAAGTTCAGCTTTTGCTAATTTCTTTTCATAGGTTTCCATGCTCATCACAACCATATCACCATAGCCATTTTTTGTGATAAAGATAGGCTCTTCATTCTCATGGCATAGCTTTGAAATCTCCGTCGTATTTCGTAAGTCTTTTATAGGTCTAATCTCAGGCATAATAATCGCTCCTTCCACATAAAATATTATGCTTTAATTATAGCATAATTATGCCCGCTTTTCTATATACCCTTTACAAAATCTCATCAATATAGGTTTGTTCCGTGGAAATCTTTCTTTTAAGAAGCTTTAAATAATAGATCATATCCATCTCATCAATTTCATAAAGCTTCCAGCCTTTGTTTAAGAGAACCAGATAAAACTGATCAATAAAATCCTGGGGATCCATGCAGTTCCCCTCTATTCGTTTTTTTCATCACCTGCTGTGGCTTCTCCCATTTCCCCTACCACTTCATTAATACAATTCATCATGGTAGGTATCAGCTGTTTCGACGGTAGCCCCTCATAGACATCATCAATGGTAAACTGATGAGAAAACAGTTCTACAATAAAGCCTACCATTTGATCCAGTTCCTCTGGAGCCATGTCATTAAAGTTAATGCCCTTTGACACTTCAATGGTTCTTCTCACCATTCTTGCTGAAATAAAATCAGTTATAAAGGTTTTATCTTTCCCCTTTATCTTTAATGTAATCTGCATCTTTTAACCTCCCATCTATTCTTCTAATCCCTCTCCGTTTTCTTTACCATTTTCCTCTTCCAGTGCATCACCTGGTACTTTTTCAAACCAGCTATCAGCTCCTATAAACTCAGGTGTCCCTTCATCGGCAGTCCTCTTCCACTCTCCATCATATGCCCTTGGCATAAAAACAAATTTTAGCTGTGGTGTCTTATGCTCCACATTGTCTTTTTTGGTGGAGTAGTCCTCTGCCATGGGCTGGGCCACACCTTTTAATAGCCAGATGTATCTATACTTCCCACTTGACTTTTGACTTCTAAAACCTAGGGCCACATGAGGTGGTTTATCAGAGGCCTTTTCGATTAAAACCCCATCCTTTACTTCACTTCCTGTAAGCTCTGCCCTGGTCTTCAGCTGAAGGTCTGCAGTTTCAATTTCTACATCAATCTTTCCAAGAGCCGATACGGATTCCCATAGCTGGTCATCTGCATAAAGTTCCTGGGTATTGACTGTAGGGTTAATGGTGGCGTTCATGGCACCTGCCAGAGGTTTAATTACACCATAAAGCACACCCTCGTTTGTATCTTCTTCTAAAATAGCATAGTGTAAATCTTTAAGTCCTACTTGAGCCATTTACTTTTCCTCCCTTCGATAGCGCATCACTTTGTGATACACCTTTGTATCTTTTTCATAAAGGTCATAAAAATTCAGTTTTATAAATCCTGCCTCTTTCATCTGCTTGTGTACTTCTTTTACTAAATCCGTATAGTCTTCTTTAGACCACAAGTCTATCTGAATATACTGGCCACCGATTTCCTCTTCATCATCTGCATGAAGCTCTGCCTTTTCCAGATAAGAAAAGAAGGTAATATAGGTGTCTGCCTTTCCACTATAGGTTTGAAAAGCTACTGGAATACTTAAAGGGCTAAGAGCAAGCAGAATATCTTTATTTAAACTCATAGCCCCAGCCCCTTTCTAATCTCTTCTGATATCTTATTCATGGCTTCATTTTTAGATTTTTCATAGCCTCTACCCATAAAGGGATTAGCCTTAATGTGGACCGTTCCAAATTCTATAAACTTGCCATAAAAACCATCATTTCCTGGCCCTACTTCCACATGTTTCATCCCATCTTTGGTTTTTACACCAGAGGTTTTAATGCTTTTCTTAAGGGTTCCGGAGCGAACAGGCGCTTCATTTTTTATGGCGTCTTCCACCACACTGCCGGCTTCTCTTAAGGCTTTATTCTCCACCCTTTTACTCTGATCACCTAACTTCCCAAGTTCTGATAAAAGCTCTTCAACTCCTTCAAGTTCCATCTTAGCCACTAGGCATCACCTCCTGGCCACGAATTTCAATCCACTTATTTTTGTATTTGATATTATCGATTGCGATGATGTTATAGCGTTTCTCATTAAAAAGAATTACCATGGAAGGTTCTATGCCTTTTACATACCGAATGGTAAACTTCACTGTATGCTCTGCCTGCACCTGAGCCGCTTCGTAAAATTCTCTACCATGAAGATGGCTCGCTGCTGCCCATACTGTCTTTACATCTTCCCATGTTTCTATTTCAAATCCATTGGGATTTATGGTGATATTTTTCTTTTGAAAGGTAATCCTATGTCTTAATTCTCCTATCTCCATAACATCACCAGCTTTCTTTTCTGTAAGGGCTAAGAAGTCTTTTGATGACATCAAGGGTAGTTTTAAAGCCTTCTCCTTCCCTTTTTTCATACATTGAAGCTATGGAAAATAGGACTGCATTTTTCACAAGCTCTGGAACCTCTTCAAAATCTGTTAAGGGGTATCTTAGGATTCCTTCGCAAAGTTCTACCGATGCTTCTATCAAAGATGTAATAAGGGAATCTTCTTCATCTCCATCAATTCTTACATATAATTTAACCTCATCAAGATCTAACATCTTCCCACCTACCCATCGGTTTTAGGCTTCGTAGTACTGGCTTTCTTTGGCGGCTCTTTTCCTTTTACTTCTGTAGCCACACCAGCTTCAATCCATTCTTTTGCTTTTTTATCTTCCAGCTCCACTTCTTCACCTTTTTTATAACTAAAATCTAGTCCCGAAAGGGATGTCTTTAATTTTACTTTCACCCATCTCACCTCCACTTTCTTTAGAAACCCTTAAAGAGAGGCATAAAAAAAGACCTCTCTTTAAAAGTCTTGGGGTATTCTAATAATTAATTTTTCTATGCAGATTTCATGGTTAGTACCTTCACCGCTTCAGGAAGGATTAACTTTCCATCTACCCTTTGGTAAGCCCTAAAACCTACTTGACCACTTGCAGCATAAAGCTCACTTAATCTTTGGAATGATCTACCCTGTCTATCTGCAATCCAGTAGTAGGAGTAATCTCCAAAGGCTAGTGCCTTTTCTCCTGCAGCAATCTCAGGCATAAAGGTTGAAGTTTTCACCGGGTTATTTAAAATCTTATCCGGCACTCCCACCTGTACAGATGGCTGCCAGATATATTGCCCGTTGTCATCCTTAAGCTTTCTGATGGCCTTGGCAGTGCTGTCATTGAGTAACCATGTGGCATTTTTTCTATAAGGCTCTCTTAGTGAATGCCAAAGGTCAATCACCTCATCAAAGGTAATGGCATCTGCCACAACACTTGTTACCCCAACTTGTGCTGAGTTAAGAACTCCCGTTGGCTTATTGGTTCCATTCCCTTTAATAAAAGCTTCCTCTTCAGCTGCACCAATACGTCTGGCAAACTCTGTGGCAATATAATTCTCAAGATTAAATACACTGTCATTTAAAAGCTCCTCGGAAACCTTGATAATGGTTCCAAGCTTATGGGCACCTAAAATCACTTGGCTAAAGGTATCGTCACTTTCAGTAAAGGCTCCACCCTCTTCAATCCATGAAGCTGTTCCCTTAGAAGAAACTACTGGGATCTGTCTGTCTCCATAGGATGTGGTGATGACCTTAGCAAGGGTTCTCATAATATTGGCATCGTTTAAAGCCTGAATTAAGGTGGCTTCAAACTCATCGGGAACAAGGTAGCCCCCTTCTGAATCCTGACCAATACGAAGGGCATTTTCTGCCCCAAAGCTCCCTTTACTTCTCATGGCATTCCAGAAGGCATTTTTGTACTCCTTTGATCCTTTGCCTTTTCTTTCCGGCTCATCTGGATTCATAGGGTTAGATGCGATAGGGTTACTTGTTGCCCTTGAAAGTTCTAAATCAAGTGCAGCTTGTCTTTCTAATCGCTCCACCTCTTTTCCAAGGGCCACAACCTCTGCTTCCATCTTTTCATAGACTGCTTCATCCTCTGGTGCAATCAGACCATCTTTTCCACGTTTTTCATCGAGAAATGCCTTAGCATCTTCCCACACCTTAGCTCTTTTTTCACGTAATTCTAAAATTCTATTCATTATCCATTCCTCCTATTTTAAAAGTTCTAGCCTTTTGGCTAAATGTTTGTACTCAGTTCCCTTTTCTGCCTGTTCCGTTTCTTTTTCTTCTTTATTCTTCAGTGGCTTTACCCTTTGAAACTTTCCTAAGAAGTTATTGGTTACTGTCACCTTGTCAAAGATAAAGCTTGCTGTTACATTTTCAGGAACTACTGACTCTTGATACAAGACTTCATCACAAAACTTAAGCTCTAAGGCTTTTCCAGCACTCATCCAGGTTTCCCTGTCCATCATTTGGGATATATTGTTTCTAGGTAGCCCTGTTTTGGTTTCATAGGCATTGATAATCCCTTCTTTTACTTCTGAAAGTATCTCGATACCACGCTTCATGTCTGACGCTTCTCCCCACACAATTGTGGATGGATTGTGGATCATTAGCATGGCAGTGGGAGACATGTACACCTTATCCCCAGCCATAGCAATAA